GATTATTCGGGCAAGTTCCCCAATATCGTCAATCATATTTATGCAGATAGGTAAACCAACACGTTGTTATCCATTTAGGAAAGAGACGGGAGATTTTATGTTTATACCTTATGACTATACAGAAGCAGAATTAAAATATGTTGGCGGTGGTAGAAATACCTTAGAACAAATAGAAGATTTTTGGGATTCGATAGGAAACCCTATGTATAACAAGCAACTGTCTTTTGAAGGCAACATGCTAAACTTATATAACAAGTTGCGGTATTGGCCTCAGCCAATGCTTAATGATAGTGTCGTGCAAACGATGATTTTGGAGTATGAATATGATAATAGAAGAACTAAAAGAATTTGAGTCTGAGCAAAAGGGCGACACCCTGGTGTTCTCAGATATACCCAACCCTGTTTACCATGCGGGTGTTGGAATTAGCAGCAGTAAGATCAGAGCCTTTGGCAAATCGCAACTGCACGCGGTTGAAAGAATACAAGAAACAACGCCTGCTATGAACTTTGGTACAGCGGCTCACGCTTTGCTAGTAGAAGGTGAGGAAGAGTTCAATAATACTGTTGCAGTAGTAATGGGGTCTCCCTATACCAATGCCAACAAAGATCTCAAGAGAGAGTATGAAGAGCGCGGCCTAACAGTTATCAAAGAAACAGAGATGAAAGCAATTAAAGGTATGAAAGAACATATGATTGAGGAAGGCAATATCTACCTTAACGCCGAGGGCAAAGTAGCAGAGGCCAGTTTCTATTGGTATGAAGGTGAGGTTCTTTGTAAGTGCAGACCAGATGTTATCTGTCCGCCAGTCCAAAGCCCCTATCCAGACAACGCTATATGTGTAGTGGATTACAAGACAACCCAATCATGTGATCCAAAAGAGTTTGCTTATTCAGTTAAAAAATACGGCTATGATATGCAAGCTGCTTGGTATCGCAGGGGTATGGAGAAAGCTGGATTTAAGTTAGATGAGTTTGTTTTTGTGGCGCAAGAAAAAGTCTACCCATACGCATCTAAAGTATTTATTATCTCAGAAGAACAAATGAATCTTGGTTGGGAAAAGATGGAAGGCTTTTTGGATCTGTACAAAAATCATTCAGAAGGTGGTCATCTATCTGTTTATAACTCGCCGAATATTGTTACCCTAACTTTATAATCGTGCCAGCTTACAAATTTAAAGAAGATATATCTCTTGCTGAGCTAAAAGATTATATAGACAGCACCTACGATCAGCACTATGCCAAGGGTAAGTACCAGGCAACAGATATGATTGTAGATGCTGGTTTTGGCGAAGGGTTTTGTATTGGTAATATAATGAAATACGCCATGCGTTATGGCAAAAAAGACGATAAGAAAAAAGAGCTTCTTAAAATCATTCACTATGCAATGATTGCTTTGTACGTCAACGATCAATAAAAATTATGCTAGGATTATAGGTATGTTATTTCCTAGCATTCCTCAATATCTGTGCGTCTATGAGATAGACAGCAACCTTCATATGGTTGTTTTACAGGCCAGAAACTCTGATACAGCAGAGCTATTTACTTTGTTGCGTTCTATGGAAGAAAGTTCTGATTATACGTTTGGAAAAATTTTAGACGTTAGTGAGATAGATCCCGCCCATCATATTAGTCTAACCATTCATTAGAGTGCTAGGTAGGTATATTCGTATCTAAATGGGGGGAGATAATACCCTTTGGGCGCCCTAGCAACACCCTATAATTACAAGCTCGGTTTAGCTGGAGCTTTGGCTTCAGAAGTTCCTTCTGTTACCCAAGCTGGAGTGTCGTCTGCTTGTTTGGGCGACATCTTTTCCAACGGCTTGAAACCCTTGATATTGTTTTTATCATCGGGATAGTCTGGATTTTTACTTTTTTCAATGCCAAAAGTACAAATCACTTTGTTGCCAACCAACTCTCCAGCATTTGCTGGCGGGTTGTCCTTTCTACCTAACGCTTTGACTAAGCCAGAAAATTTCCTAGAGGCTATTTCTCTAACCATTTCTTGCTTTTCAGCATCGCTATGTTTGTACCAAAGGTTTAGATTGTCTCTTGCAATCCAACCTTTATACTTTTCACCGCATACTTTAACTTCTAACCTAAGATAATCATTGCCATTGCTTGAAGTAGTCTTCTCGCATGTGCTTATCTCTGTTAAGTAGTCTCCTTCTGGAATAGTGGATTCACCACTACCACCAGATTCAAAATCAAACTTGACGTCTGCAAAATCGCTCATTATTTTTCTCCTTTTGAAAATCCAAGTTTATTAATAATATGTGTCAAGTCAGGCTCTTCAAAAGAATCTAGCTTGCCACTCCTATCCTTAGCAATATAGTTATCACCAAGAACTGTTTGCAACCAACGATTGGTCACTTTCTTCCCTTCATCATTTTCTTCGGTGAAAGTCCTAAGACATAACACTTCATCAAAGAAGTAAGGAATTTGGGTAGGTAGTTTAGCACCAACCATCATAGGTTGATAATGAAACATACCTGTTGATTCGTCACGTAATTTATCTTCTTTAGCAACAAAGATAACGTGCATTTTAAGATCTCTAAATCTACGCATTGTTCTAGTCATTACATTAATAACTTCGCCATACGCTTGTCGAGGATCTTTGGACCTTGCCTTTTCTTGTGCTAGTAAAAGCTCAGACATCTCAGTTACGCTATCTAAACAAATAGTATCGTAATCAAGCTTGCCATTTTCTAGCATCTCAGCAATCTCTTCAATCTCTGAGGCTTCTTTAACTTCAATAGCGGTAACATTGGCTGCATCTTTAATAGACAGTAAGCCAGCTTCCATACTAATAATTAAAGTTTTTCCAGGTGAGGTTGCAAGCGAAGTTGTTTTACCAGCTCCAGCTGCGCCATACATTAAAATCTTAGCCCCTTGATTTTCAACCAAGTCGCTAGGACTTTTAATTCTACTTAAAATATCAGACATTTAATCTTCTCCGTTTTATTTAAAAATACTATTTTAATTTATTTTAATATGAATTACAATGTGTGAACATTAAATATTTAACGGAATGTAAAATGAGAGAAGTAGACCAAAATCAATGGAGAGTGAATTATCTCTGGAGGTTGAAAAACCTAACCAATGAAGAGCTTAAATCATTTAAACAGAAAAATCTAGAACCTGAACATAAGGAGAGGGAAGTGCAAAGAATAACTTTAAAGAAGTATATAGAATTTATTGGAACAGAGCCTGCGGCAGAATTATTTGATTGCTCAGCAGCATCAACTAAAGCTTGGAGGTATGGTTTAAGACAGCCTTCAATTAAACAAGCTAAAAAAATTATTAAAGCATCTGGCGGTAAGCTAGACTTCGAGTCTATCTTTGGTCCTATTGAAGAAAGTAGTGAAAGTTAAGAGTGTTCAATTTACAAGTAACAGCGCAAGACTCTGCGTTGGACTTAGCTCTGGCTTATGCAGAATATGGAATAAGTGTAGTACCACTCCATAGACATAATAAAGTTCCGCCCAAAGAATTAGGGGGGTGGCAAAAATTCCAAGAGCGACAGCCGACGACGGAAGAAATAGAGAAATGGTTTAAAGGGCGAGATGATTTAGTCGTCGCTTTAGTCTGTGGCAAGTTTATTGTTATAGATGCAGATACACCTGAAGCAGTAAATTGGTGTGAGGCCAACTTACCAGTAACACCTTTTAAAGTAGCGACAGGAAAGGGGGTTCATTATTATTATAACAATCCAGAAAATTTTACCACTTGGGTAGCTAAGCGAACTGAGGGCTATGACCCAGCTAAGCTAATTGATATTAGAGGAGTTGGAGGCTTAATTGTTGCTCCTCATAACATTCATGCAACAGGTGCTATCTATACCCCTACAAGAATTGAGGATTGGGATCTAAACGATGTTGATGACTTGCCAAACCTAACTCAAGAGTTATGGGTAAAAATAACTGGAGTTGAAAAGGTTAACGGCAAACCAATAGCTGCGCCTTTATCTATTGATGGTATATCAGAAGGTGGTAGAAATGACCAAGCCGCTAGATTAGCTGGCTATTTAATAGCTAAAGGTTTAAATACAGAGTTTACAGAGTTTTTTGTTCAGTCTTGGAACGAACAAAATACCCCGCCTTTATCAGCAAGTGAAATATCTACAACAGTTAATTCAATACAAAAGACTCATGACAGAAAAAATCAACAGGCTCCAGCTTATATATCAACAACCAAGAATGTAAATGAGCCTGTCAATCTTTTCTCTCCTCCAGGGGTATTAAAAGATATCTACGAATACTCTGAACAGATAGCGCATATATCTCAGCCAGCTATCAGCATGCAAGCAGCTTTGTCTTTGGGTTCAGTAGCCTTGGGCAGAATGTATAGAACCAATATGAATAACTTTGCGTCTTTGTTTTTTATGTGTATCGCTAAGTCTGGCCAAGGTAAAGAAAATGTGAAGACAGTTGTTGAAACTATTTTAGATCATGCAGAGTATAGCGATTTAATGGCAGGAGATGGATACACCTCAAGTGGAGCTATTTATAGTTTGCTTAGATATAAGCCAACTCATATAACAGTAATGGATGAGTTTGGTAAAAGATTAGAAAGCATATCTAAATCTTCTAACTCAAACAAAGAAGATGCGTTACAAATACTTATGGAGACTTGGGGAAGATGTCATGGCGTTCTAAGACCAGACAACTATTCAATGATGACGCTAACGAATAAACAGCAAAAAGAAGTGTTGGACAGATCAACGATTAAACCTGCGATTACTTTGGTCGGTATGAGTGTGCCTAAAAACTTTTACGGCGCCTTATCAACAGGTCGTATTGTTGATGGATTTTTAAATAGATTTATTGTCGTTGAGTCTCATGTGCCAAGAACCGTTGGCAAAATGGTTTCTTTTGTTGAGCCTCCGCAATCGACCTACGATTGGGTTTCGCATGTAAGACAGGTTGACAATGAAATGGAGCAAATATCTAGAGACAATGCTGAGCTAGATTTTAAACAAAGAGTTTTAAAGTTTGATGATGATTCAAATGCTTTGCTTGATAGTTTGGCTTACAGATTAGTGGACCAACAAAATGCTTTAGAGAAAGAAGGCTTAGAAGTTTTGTTATCAAGAACAAGAGAAAAAGCTATGCGACTAGCTTTGATTGGAGCTTTAGCAGATGATCGCAAGGCCAAAACTATTAAAGGCGATATTACTCAATGGGCTATTGATTATGTTTATTACTATGATCAAGTTTTAATTGAAAGCTGCAAAGATAAAGTTGCAGGTTCCGAGATGGAGGGACGTATTAAACAGATACTTAGTTTTATTAGATCGCAAGGGGAGTGGGGTATAAGTAAGCGTGATATTGATCGACGTGAAATATTCAGATCAATGAAGTCATACGAAGTAAAAGAAATTATAGAACGATTAAAAAACTCAGGGGAGATACAAGAAAAAGATTTAAGAGCAAAAGGAACTGGGCGGCCAACCAAACGTATCGTTGCGATTGACCCAGAATTTTTTAATGAAGATTGATAGGCTGGCTTTAAGAGAAAGTCTCAGCGATGTAGCTGTTGGTGTGGTAATAGCTTTGCCTTTATCTTTTTTTGTTCTTAACATGTGCAATTATTTTAATGCCAGCTTGTTAACAACCTCTATTATTCAAACAACAGTATTTACACTTGTTGCAATTATTCGCAAATATTGTGTTCGTATTGTATTTAAAAAGGGAGAACTCAATGGATAAACCAAAACCAAAAATGGAAAACATCAATGACCAAAAGCGCGAAGAACGCGTGGCTGGTTTTATAGAAGGACTTTGGAATGTTAGATGCCATAAACTACCAGTTAGTTATGGTTTGGATTACTGGTGTGAATCAAAAGAAGTTTCTTTTTGGCTAGAAGTAAAATGCAGAACTTTTGGTATTGAAAAGTATGACACTTTATTACTTTCGGCCAGTAAATTAAGAATGGGCTCAGCCTTGTCTTTAGCAACCAACCAGCCGTTTGTAATTGTGTATGCAATGACAGACAGCGTTTACAGTCATACCTGGAAAAGGGATCACATATACGATGTAAGATTTGGTACAATTGCAGAACCTGTTTATGAAGAAGATTCAGAACCTTACATTCATTTCAGCAAGGATGAGTTAGAATGTTTGTCTCCTCATCCTTTAGGTTTTGATAGAGAAGAAATGGGATTAGTAAAAAATTATAAAAAGGAAAAGTAATGGAAGACCCAACAGAAAAACTTTATGACTATAAAGGTTGGTTTTGGGATCATGTAAATAGAAGAATGTATCGCTGGCATGAGCTAGAGTTACTAATGAAAGAAAGAACTTTAAAGGAGAAGAACAATGCCAATCAACTCAAGAACCAAGGGAGCGACGTTTGAAAGAGACGTTGCTAAAATATTAAACGAGTTTTTTGAATCTGAAGGTATTGACTACGTTTGTAAGCGTAACCTAGACCAATATCA